CCTCGGTGAACTCGACGATGTTGTCTATCGGGATACCCAACTGACCACCGATAGCAGCGATCTGGGCAAGCTCGTTGACGTTGACCGGGGTGGTCTCCGACATCATCAGGAGGGCATCGGCGAGGTTGTTGTACTCATCGTCGTGGAGGTCGAAGTCCAGGGTCTTGGCAGCCTCAGCCATGGACGACTCGAAGTCGATAGCAGCCTTGGTGGATACCACGAGGGCTGCACCGATACCTAGAAGAATGGCCTTACCCATGAACGCACTAGCCGATGCGATCTTGGCGCTTGATGCGGACATCTTGGCACCAGATGCGACCATGGAGTTAGCGGCAGTAGATGTACTCTTAGCCACACCGAGGGCCGCAGCACCCACAGCACGGGAACCTATCGCTACATACCTGACTGCTACAGTTTTGGTTGCCATTGGTTCGAGTCTATCTCACAAGTGTCTAACGACCATTTAACTTGGGGAACATCTTGCCAGCAAGTGGCAAAGGTGGTTTGGATGCATTCTCGTTGTGGATAAGCCTGACCTGAAGTCCATGGGTGGCCGTGTCATTGTCACGCTCACGGGCATCTACCCGAGCAGCCGCATAAGCATCGTCGCGAGCCTTGCAACCCATACAGGTATGGTTATGTGGATAGTACGCATGGATATCACCACCCTTGGTCGGGTCCCACTCGTCGTAGTACGTATGGCACTGCGGACACATCATGCGCTGCTCGATCTCTCGAGCTATCACCTTGGCCCGGTCATCTTCCGTCCAGGCTAGTTCGCCGCCAAGGAACCACCCGTGGGGGATTCCTCGCTCTCCGCAGTAATCAATCTCGAGACGAAATCCTGCATCTCTTCGGTATCGGTCCTGGTAAAAGGGATGGATGCCCGCTCCAGGCAGACTCCTAGGGCGGCCAGGAATAGCGTTTGGGTCTCGGCCTGCGACCACTCATTCCATATCGCCTCAGCATCCTCGAGGGAGATGAGGGGTTCGATCGCACACTCAGAGATGAGTGTCGGGGAGAAGGTATCCGGGTCCCACTCCGCATTGGGTTCGGCTTCGATGAGAGCATCTGAGGGTCGGTGCTCAGAGATGAGCTTGTCCAGGCGCTGACGACCGATGTCCTGGAAGGTGAACTCAGCCTCGTAGTTGGCCGCTTCCTCGCGCAGGATCTCCAGGTCCTTCTTCAAGCGTGGAGCGACCGGTGTCCGGTTCTCCTTCTTATCCTTGCGCTCTTCGGTGCGGATGAGCTTCTCAAGCTCAGAGACCTTCTTGGCGATCTCCGTGTCCACGAGAAGGGTGACCGAACGGGTGTTCGGCTTCTTCAGTGAACGGATCTCCGAGATAGATGGACTGTCGGTAAGGAACTTCTTGGTCATAGTGAGCCTCCTTGAATGACCGAGATGGTAGCAGGGTGCTATCCAAGCTCACCAGAGGATAGCACCCCACCACCGACTTATACGGAGGAACGTACGAAAGTTCTGCTGCTAGGCAGCAACGGTCGCGTCGAGGACAGGTTCCTCGAGGACAGCGAAGTCAACATCGAACGTCTGGACGTTGTTCCTATCCATGGTCGCGGGGGACTCTGTGATAACTCGCACATACCAGACCTCAACATCATCTGATGCGGCGATGGCTGTATCTGAGCCACCGAAGCGACGAACGATGAGATATCCGAGTGCATTGCGTGGGAAAAGATCCCATGCAGTATCAACGCTATCATCACGATAGAGAGTTGCCGTAGCACCTCCACCGTAAGTACCAGCTACGGTCTTATTGAAGGCCGATGACAGGTCAGATGAGTCGACCGAATCCCCGTCGAGGGGGGTATCAAGGCTAGACAGCCATGGTGTGATGTCGTCACCAGCGCCGACTTCTGCTGCCGTGGGAGCCGATGTGTTGGCTACCGTCGGTGCGAACATGATGACAACTTCACCGTCTGCAATAGTTCTAGGCATTTTGGGTTCCTCCTATCTTCGCCATATTAGGCAACCACAGCATCCAGGACAGGCTCTTCGAGGACGGCGAAGTCCACATCGAACGTCTGGACATTGTTCCTATCCATCGTGGCTGGTGATTCGGTGATGACCCGAACGTACCAGACCTCTGCCACATCGGCAGCAGTCCAGGCAACCTCTGAGCCGCCGAAGCGCCTGATGACGATGTACCCGGTGGTGTTTCGCGGGAGGAGATCCCATGCGGTGTCGGTCGTGTCGTCACGGTAGAAGGTAGCTGTTGCGCCACCACCATACGTGCCGGCAACTGTCTTGTTGAACGCTGACGAAAGGTCAGACGAATCAACAGAGTCACCATCGAGTGGGGTGTCGAGTGACGAGAGCCATGGCGTGACGTCCACGCCGGCGGTCAGTTCTACTGTGGTCGGCGCATCTGTATCAGCGATAGCTGGAGCGAAGTTGATGAGAACTTCACCATCTGCAATGGTCCTTGGCATATTGGGTTCCTCCGTATCTGCCTAGGTTGTTTCTTCGGCTTGCGAGGAGGATGTTAGTTTCTTCTTCGTGGGTTTCTTGGCTTTACCCGACTTGCCACCGGACTCGGGTGCTTCGATAGACGGTGAAGTCCACCGTTGCCATCCTTTGTCTTTCCAGACATTCTCGTATGCCTTCTCGTCGACAAGTGTGATCCGGTTAGGGATGTCGTCGTGGAACATGTTGATGAACCTAGCCATGGGTACTCCTAATCAGGTGTGGTGTTCAAGTTATAGATCTCGAATGAATAGTAGACGGGTGTGGGGACATCGTCGTCCCTTTCCGTTCCATTCGATGCGAAGTCCTTCTTGACGGTTCGTAGTTTCCGGTCCGGTATCGTGATGTAGGTATTGTTCATGTACTTGGCACAGATATCCTGAACACGGAGAGCTTCGATCTGGGTGTTACCAACTGCGGTGATCTGAATAGAGAACGTACCATCTGCCTGGGAGTCGGTGATAGGTCCATCAAGTTCACCACCGGGTCGCAGGTGAACCACCGCATATGGGGGGTCCTTGTACTTACGGTCCTCGTCCGGGTCGACACTCTCAACAACAGGACGGATCCCATCGCCTATCGGGAACGAACTGATGTTCGTTTCGAGCGCATCGAATACCGCCTCGACCAGTTCTGATCTGTTGATCACTGTTCTCATCCGAAACCGAACCCGCCTCCCGCTATGCCGGAAGTCTGTCGTCCGACGACCCTATTGTAGACACGCTGACCAGCGGTTCCACCAGCAAATGAGCCACCGTAGGTAGTCGATGCCGAGATCGAGCGCGAGATACCCAGGCCACGACCGGTGAGGCGACCGGAGATACGGCGTGTGAAGCGAGCACCGAGCGTATTGCCCATGATGGCACTGAGGTCGCCAAGGCCACGGGCGGTACGGAGCATGGACCCCCGCACAGGACGGAGTGCCTGACGGCCTATGCCCAGTGCCATGACATCACCCATGGCCTTCTGCTGTGAGTACAGGCGGGAACGAGTCTTCTGTATGTACCCGCTGAGGTCATCAGAGAAGGTACGGATACGACTCGAGTCGCCTACCGCTACAGCCATGGCGTCCATGAGTCCGTTCACGAAGTCGATTGCATGGGCATCGGCAGCCGGCCACATGAAGGGCCGTGGTGCCATCTTGTAGGTACCGAACTCGAGGAACGGTGCGTAGAAGGTCGTTGGTCCCATAGTGGCAACGAAGGAGTCACCCTCTGAGGACATCCACGGGTCGCCTGCCATAGAGTTGAAGGTCAGCCATGTGTCCTTAGGTACGCGACCCTGAGCCGTGTTGCGTACCAGGCGACCAGCGAGGACGGTCACCATGTACGCCAGGTTGTTCAGGATATCGTTGAACGCCTCCTGGTCCTCGACCAGGGTACGCCAGCCGATGAGTTCCATACGGAACACCATGGAACCCTTGGCACCGGATGGCTGGATAGCCACACGCTGGCCTGAGACCAGTTGAGATCGTGGGAACCGAGTACGGGTATTGGACCTGAAGTACTGGTCTGGTGCCCCACCAACACCTGGAGAGAACTTGCCCATTGCCATGGGTTACCTCTCGATGTCGTGGACGGTGATGCGGCGCTGACCGATATCCGTGGTTCGGTGAAC